CGAGACGGCCCGGGCTGCTCCTGTGCGGACCAGTTGCGTTACGGTCCGTTTGCCGAGATTACAGTGGGTGTGCATACTGGTGCGCGGCTGAAGGATGGACTGCATTATAACCTGCGTGCATATCTCCATGCACAGGCAGAAGAGTATCTGCGGACGCAAGAGATTGCTTTACCGGATAACCCGACTTTCATTACTCAGGCGTGCGCTATCCAGGCGTCGTATCGGGGTGGGCTGCTGCTAATCGAAAGTAAGGATGAGTACCGTGCCCGCTTCGCGCTGGGGCGCTCTCGCGCGGACAAGGCGGCTTCTCGTTCTCCAGATCATTGGGACGCTTTTGTGCTGTCGTTTGTTCCGCCGCAGGCGCCTCCAATCAAGTCCCTGGAATCCATTCATATGTGGCTCGAGGCTAATGCGCCTGATTGGGCACCGAGAGATGCGGTGCTTAGCTACTGAGCGTATGTACAAATTGCCCGCGTCAAATTAGCAATACGGAATACTCACATGCCTGTACTAGACCTTTCCGAAGAACAGCATGATCTGCTGGTTCAGTCCATTAAGGAAGAGCGTGAGGCTGCGATTGCCGCGCGGACAAAGGCGGGCCTGCCTGCGATTTGGGACAAGGCCCGTCGGCAGTTTCGAGGCGAAGATGTTGAACAGGGTCGCGGCGGATTTGAAAAAGGCGAGACGTTGGATTCGCCTGCTTCTACGCCGAAGCGCCCTATTTCAGAGAAGAAAGGTGGCTCGTCTGTTGTAGTCAACATTACGCGGCCCTATACGGTTGCCGGCACAGCGCGGGTTGCGGATATCCTGCTGCCGACAAACCGGTTGCCGTTTAACCTCAAGCAGACGCCGGTTTCGGATCTGGAAGTGTTGCGTGGGGTAGTGAACAGTAATCCACAGCTGCAACAGGCTTTGCCCCTGCTGTCTGAGAGCTTGGCGGCTAAGCTGGCTGCGGAGTCCGATGTTGTCAAGGTTGCAACGGAAAAGGCAGCAGCCCTGATTCGGGACTGGATGAAGGAAAGCAATTGGGCCGGCGCAACTCGGAAGCAGATTAACGAGGCCGGCCAGGTCGGCACAGGTGTTATTAAGGCGCCCTTTCCGAAGCGACGGAAGGTTACGCCAGAGATGCAGCAGGTGTTGGATCTGCTGCCTACTGTGTTTGAAGATGATCCCGTTACAGGTGATCTGCTTGTTGCCGAGCTGTCAATGCGGCTGGAATACGCTCCGCATACCGAGTGTATTAAGGTCGAGAACTGTTTTCCGGATGGGGACTGCGGCTCGAACATCCAGAATGGACGGTACTTTTTCGAGCTGGTGCCAGAGATTACTCGGCGGCAGTTGCTGGAGTATAAGGATGACCCATCCTACGATGCTGAGGCGATTACTAAAGTTCTGGAAGAGGATCCAAAGTCTGGGCTAAAGGACCGGAAGCTGAAGAAAGGCTCGCCATACGAGCTGTGGATTCGGACCGGGCACTTGGAATTGCGAGAGGACAACAATAACAAACAGCAGTTTGGCTTCCAGGTCACTACTCTGGTCAACGACATTATCATCAAGTCTAAGCAATACTGGCTGGATACAGAGCGGTTCCCCTATCATATCCTGTGCTGGGAGCCCCGCGAAGGTTGCTGGGCGGGAATCGGGATTGCCGAGCAGATCGAGACTGCACAGCGCGGCGTTAACGCTGCGGTGCGGGCGCTGATGGATAACATGGGCTTTAGCGTTGGCCCACAGATTCTGGAAATGGATGGCCTGATCGAGCCGGCAGACGGCGATTGGACTATGCATGCCTACAAGCGTTGGAAGGTCAAGAAGGGTTTGCCCGGCGCGGATGCAATGGCTGACGCTAAGCAAGCGCTGGCGTTCTTGGAGTTCCAGAACTACCTGCCCCAGATCATGCCGGTTATTGAATTCTGGCTCAAGATGGCAGAGAACACAACTGGTCTTTCGATGCAGTTGCAGGGTCAGGCTGTTACGGATGCGGTAGGTGTCTCGCAGCAGCTGCTGAATAGCTCGACAACAAACTTGCGCATGATTGTCAAGCATTGGGACGATGATACGTGTTCACCAATGGTGACAGACTTTTACGAATGGGTCCAGCTGTATGGGCCCGAAGAAGCTAAGGGCGACGCGGTAGTCGAGCCGCTTGGCTCCGCAAATCTGATTGTGCGGGAACTGCAGCAACAAGCCCTGTTGCAAATTGGAGACCGTGTGCTGCAGCCGGTTTACGATATCTCGCCGGCTAAATGGATGAAGATGTATCTGGAGGGATTCCAGGTCGATCATGAATCTTTGGCTATGACAAAGGAAGAAAAGCAGCAGTTGCAGCAGGCGGAGCAGGAGCCTGATGTTAAGGAGAAGGTGGCTGAGATTGAGGCGGCTGCGCAGCGGGATGTAGCTGCGCTGAAGGATGAGACTGAGCGGCTGAAGCTGGCGTTGGAAGCTCAGACGGAAAATGTGAACAAGCAGCTGCAAATATTCCAATCCTTGCTCGATGCGAGCAATAAGGACTTGGACCGAGAGGTAAAACCAGAAGGCAGGGCTAGTGCGCCTGCTCCCGCGCCTGCGCCTGCACCAGATATAGCGGTGGACGAAGCACTGGACCTGTTGGGCGCCTGATGTTAACTCCACTGGATGTGTTCGATCGCTCTCCTCAAGGAGGGCTGTATATTGATTCTGACAAGCTGTTGCAATTGCTGCAGGATCGTGCTAGAGTCTACGCTGAGAAGGCAGCAGAACCAGGGCTTGACCCTGTTAAAACTGAACTTTGGCGTGGGCAAAGGCTGGAAGCGTTGAAACTGGAACTTGACCTACGCGAGGCATTAAAACAATGGCAGAATATGTAAACCCAGACGAACAGGAACTCGACACCGAAATGGAAGGTGGCGAGGGCGAAGGAGTCGAACCGACTCCATACCTTCGTGACCTGATGGAAGACGATGTTTACGATCGGCTGCAGCGGATGGGCGAAGTGCCCGATACTCTGCGGGCGATGGAGGATCGTCTGACGGGAACAGGACGGGATCTGGCTAGCCGACTGGCTAAGCTGGAAAAGGGCTTGCCCACCCAGCCTGTTCTCAATATCGAGGCCATTACCAAGGGATTGGAAGGCTACGACCCGAAGCTCGCAGAGACTCTCGGGCCGCTCTTGCAGGAAGCGCTACAGGTGACCCCTGTCGGAGAGGAAACTCTCAAGCCATTTCTCGATCAACTCCGAGAGGATGTGATGGAGCAAGTTGGCAGGCAGTTGGTCATGTCCGCCTATTCTCCTAAGGCGCTGGAGGAAATCATCCCCCAGGTTGAAGAAGGGAGATTCTCGCCGCAAGGACAGCGGCAGAAAGATTTCGTGAGCTGGTACGAGAAGCAGGGGTATGAAACCCAGCAGGCTCTACAGTCGTTCGGTCCGGGCTATGTGCAGGCACTCCGGGCCTTCGAAGCTCACGAGAAGAAGCTGACCCAGGACCGTGCAGACGCTGCGGCCGGTAAGGCCGGGCGGCTTAAGGAAGGCACGCAGCCTTCCTCCCAAGATCGACGAGCACCTGCGCCGAAGCAAAAGACGCCTGAGGAGTTGTTCCTCGAGGGCATTGCTGAAGTACAGGCTGAGCGTAAGCGCGCTTAACAACTTTAGGAGGACCAGGCATGGCCGGTCAGAGATATGATACAGTAGCAGGCCAGCACGAAAAATTCAAGGGCCGTGTCCTTGAAAAGGCTCGTGTTGACGAGATGCTTACCAAGCTGGGGGCTATGGAAGAGATTCCGCAGAACAAGTCCGAACTCATCGAGTGGACGCGGTTCCTTCCCTATGGCGGTGTGGATAACCAATGGATCGCTGCAGGCGGCGATGTTACATTCGTGGCTCAGCACACGATTCAGGAAGGTGTGACGCCGACTCCTGACTCGCTGAGCTGGACGACCGTGCAGGCAACGCTGCAGGAGATCGGTTGCCTGTATTCGTACACGAACAAGACTCGGTACGTGCACGAGAAGGGCGCTGAGATTCCTCCGGAGATGGAGGATCAGCTCGCGACTCGGATGGTTCTGACTCGTGAGATGATGACCTACGGCGAGTTCAAGACCACCTCGAACCTGTTCTTCGGCGGCGGCGGCTCGACTGTTGGCACGACGAATGGGGTCGTGACTTCGACGAAGTTCCAGGACATTTCCAGGGACATTATGGGCCACCACGGCTTCACCGTGAACAAGATGCTGGGTGGTTCGCAGAATGTCGGCACCACGCCCATTCAGCCTTCGTGGCCGGTCTACTGTCACTCCGACATGGAAAAGACCTTCGAGAACATGGTGGGCTTCGTCAAACGGGCGAACTACGGCGGACAGTACACGCCTATCGATGAGGATTACGAGATCGGCGCTATCGGTCGTTTCCGTATCATCATTAACCCGATCCTGACTTTCATGGCGGACTCCGGCGCGGCAGTTGGTACCTTCACGGGCGGCTCGGTCGGATCCGCAGGCAAGTCTACTAACGGCACCCTGCTGGACATCTACCCGCTGATCATCCCGGGCCGAGGCAAGGGTGGCGGTGAGTCCTTCGGCCAGGTCGCCCTGCGCGGGTTCAATTCGCTCATGGTGAATCACCTGCCGCCGGACAT